AGCCGGGGAGTGGCGCTCGGGGGTCTACCACGGCTTCGTGCACGAGATTCGTTCCGAATCATCGGTGCCGATCAACCTCCATCCCGAGAGTCGGCGTGTTCTGAATCCCGACGATCCCGACGGGGACAACGTCGAGGTTGCGGCATGGTGGGATCCCGAGCATCTCCGCTACATGCAGGCGTTGCGCCCCGAACTGCGGGCCGCACGGCCGTGGGTGAAAGTGGCGAAGAGCGATGATTTCTCCGACATCGCCGCCAGGATCGAAAGCCTCACCCCGATCACCATCGTCGACCTCACCAAGGCGCAAGCCCACCCGGCCGAGATCAGGCTGCGCGTCCACGGCGTCTCGCGCACCCCCGACCGGCAGCACGTCTACCGGATGGTCACCCGCGACGGCCACTACATCGGACGCACCAGCCCGACCCGCCACCGGGCCCGGAAAGGCGACGTGCTGAAGGTGCAGGCGAACGACTTCCTCCAGGACGCCCAAGGCGACATGCGCTGGGACAACGCGCACGTCGTCGGCTACACCGGCGACTCACCGCACTCCTGGCGCGACCTCGAAGCGCTCGCGGGCGGCGCGATCGACAAGGACGGGGCGCCGGGGCCGGCCGGGGACATCCCTCCCGCCCGCGACCAAGGCGACTCACGGATGCCTTCGGGCCCGACGCTGAGCGCCGTCCACGTCCCGGGGCCGCTCCCGAACCTGTCGGTCGCGTACATGCCGGGCGGCCGCAAAGCGGTGTTGCGCGGCGAGTTTCTGCCGGTCGCGAAAGCCGACCAGTGGAAGCAGCTCGCCTACGGGGTCGTGCTCGAGCCGCACGTCCTCGACAGCCAGGACGACTTCATGCTGCCTCACCAGGTCGAGAAGACCGCGCACGGCTATCTCGCGAAAGCGATCCGTGGCCGCGCGAACGTCGTCAAGTTGCAGCACCGGCGTCAGGGGTTCCGGAAGGACCGGAAGTCGATCGTCCCGGTGGAGTCGTTCATCGCCCCCGTCGATTTCTCCTATGACGGCAAGGAGATGATCAAGAAAGGCACCTGGGTGATGGTGATGCACGTCGAGGACGCGAAGATCTGGCAGGGCTTCCTGGACGGCGATTACACTGGGTTTTCGGTCGGTGGCTCCGGGATCCGCCATTCGGTCGGTGCGTCGGAGGATCTGACGGCGGGCGACATCGGCTACCAGCAGCCGAACTATTTCGAGCCGTCACCGCAGCGCATGGCTTCGCGCGGCCAGTAGAGCGACCTCCGAACGATTCTCCGGGGCTGCCGATACCGCCGCCACGAGATGAGGATGCTCCGCGATGTCGACGCAGACGAGGTTTCCCCGGTGAGGCGCGCAGCCAACCGGCGCGGCCTCGTGCTGAAAGGGGACCACATGGACGAACCAGAGATCGCCGACATCATGGCCGTACCGTGGGAGCACGAAGGCGCCATGATCGACGCGCTCCGCAAAAGCGGCGACGTCGACGAGGTCGTCCTGAAAGGCGCCGTCGGCGCCATGCGGCTCCTGAACGGGATCATCGACGACCTCCCCGACGAGATGCGCGACACCGTCGAGAAGCTCGGCTCGGAGATGTACGGCATCTCCAACCCGACGCTCAACACCGGCAACGCGTCAGACGCGCCCGGCGTCAACGGGCAACTCTTCGGCGACCCCGACATGGACGAGGACGACGACGAGATCTGCAAGGACTTCGAGGACATGATCGCGAAGCGTGCGTTCACGGCGTCTCAGCGCGAAGAGATGGCAGGGAACGGTCAGGCGATGGCCGGTGGCCGCTACCCGATCGCGAACCGTGAGGATCTCCAGAACGCGATCCACGCTGTCGGCCGGGGCAAAGGCAGCCACGCCATGATCCGCGCCCACATCGTCGCCCGCGCGAAAGCGCTCGGCGCGACGTCGATGCTGCCGGACACCTGGGTGCAGAAAGACGACCCGCTCGAAGACCTCGACGCCGCCCAGGGGATCCTGGCGCGCGTCGCGAAAGCCTTGCGTCCGAACCGGTCGCAGGACGTACGACCCTCAACCCCGGACGATCCGGGCGCGAGCAACGACCCGGAGAAGGATCCGGGCGAGACCACAGTCAACAAGGGGGGCACAGTGGAATCCCACGCAGTGCCGGTTCGGAAAGAGGACGGGACGTGGGACCTTTCCGCCGTCCCCTCCGAGAGCCGCCCGTTCTACGAGTCCGTGCTCAAGGAGGCCGAAGACCGCGCCGTCAGGCTCGAGAAGGCCGAGACGGAGCTCGCGGAGACGCGGGAGCAGCTCCGCACCAGCGAGATCATCGCGAAGGCGGAGACGGAGTTCAGCAAGGTCGGCGCGAAGGACGATGTCGTCGCGGTGCTCAAGGCGGCGAGCGAGAAGCTCGACGACGAGAGCTACCAGGCGCTCGTCGGACTGCTCGCGGGCGCCGAGGAGCAGATCGCCAAGGGCGACCTGTTCAGCGAGATGGGGCGCAACCACGGTGCCGGCGAGGCACCGAAGGGCGACGCCTGGGCAGCGATCGAGAAGGCCGCCGACGACCTCGTCGAGAAGGCAGACGAGGGCATGTCGCAGGCGCAGGCGATCGAGCGCGTGCTGAAAACCAGTGAGGGAGAGGCGCTCTACAGCCGCTACCTCCGCGAGTCCGGGCTGGGGGTGGCGTAGATGGCAGGTCCCGCGTACGGCATCAACTGGGGCTGCGATCTGACGCTCCCCACGATCGTCGACATGACGGGCAACCAGTTCAAGTTCGTCAAGCTCGGCTCGGACGGCAACATCACCGTCTGCACCGCAGGCGTCCTCGCGGTCGGCGTCATGCAGGACGCGCCGGTCGGAACGTCGGGCCAGCCGATCGGCTCGCAGGTGCGGTGCCTCGGCCCGTCGAAGATCCAGGCCGGAGGCTCGTTCAACCCGGGCGACAAGATCGCGTCCGACGCGTCGGGCAAAGCAGTCGTCTACACGGGTGCCACCGTCTTCACCGGCACCCCGTACACCGTTTCCGGAAGCCAGGTGCTCGGGATCGCGCTCGAAGCAGGCGCGAACAACTCCGACACCGCGATCCTGTTCAGGCCGAGCGGCCTGGCGGCGTAAGTAGGAGGGGGGAAAGAACATGGCAGAGCCCACGCTCAGTGCCGTACACGTCAACCGGCCGCTGACCAACATCAGCCAGGCCTACATGCAGGACGCCTCCGACTACATCGCCGACAAGATCTTCCCGGTCGTGCCGGTGCAGAAGCAGTCGGACCGGTACTTCGTCTACGTCAAGGGCGACTGGTTCCGCGACGAGGCACAGCTCCGCGCCCCCGCCACGGAGTCCGCAGGCGGCGGCTACACGATCGACAACACGCCGTCGTACTACGCCCCGGTCTATGCGTTCCACAAGGACGTGGACCCGCAGATCCGGGCGAACTCGGACGTGCCGCTCGACGCGGACCGTGACGCAACCCTGTTCGTGACGCACCGGATGCTCCTGAAGAGGGAGATCCTCGTCGCGCAGGTCGCGATCGCAGCGTCGACGTGGACGGGCTCCACCACCGGCGGCGACATCACGCCGTCGCCGCAGTGGAACCTCGCGAACTCGACACCGCTCGAGGACATCGAGGCCCAGGTCTGGGCGATCAAGCAGGTCACCGGGAAGTTCCCGAACCGGTTCGTGCTCGGTGCCCGCGTCTGGGAGACGCTCAAGAACCACGACGAGGTCGTGCAGCGGATCAAGTACACGCAGCGCGGCGTCGTCACCACCGACCTGCTCGCCTCGCTGATCGCGCCCCCGGGAGTCAACGACTTCCAGGTGCTCGTCGCCGCGGCGATCCAGAACACCGCAACCCAGGGCGCGACCGACGCGTTCTCGTTCATCACCCCGACGAAGGACGCGCTTCTGCTTTACGCAGAGCCGCAGCCGGGGATCATGGTGCCGTCGGCCGGCTACATCTTCACCTGGGTGGGGCTGCTCGGGGCCGGCGCGTTCGGCTCCCGGATCTCGCAGATCCCGACGCCGCTCCTCGGCATCGGCTCTGTCCGGACCGAGGGTGAGCTCGCGTTCAGCACGAAAATCGTCGGTGCCGATCTCGGCTCCTTCTTCCTCAACGCGGTCTCCGCGTAACAGAAAGGAACGCAGCGCATGAGCCCGGCAATCGAATTCGGCTACAAGGCGATCAAGCCGATCACGGCGGAGCACCCGATCGGCTCCGGCGAGATCGTCACCTACAACCCTGGGGAAGAAGTTCCTGCGGGGGACTGGGGTCGCGCGGCCGATTCGCTTGTCGAGAACGGCAAGATCATGCGCTACGCGAGGAACGTGTACGAAGCGGGCGAGGTCGGGGGGCAGGCAGCACCGGCGGTGGAGGATGCCGGTGCTGCTTCGCCCTCGCCCGAGGACAACCCGGACTGGCCCGGCCAGACCGGCGAGACGGTGACGTACCCGCTGAACCAGGGCCGGGGCAACTATCTGCTCTCGGACGGGACGCGGGTGCGGGGCAAGGACAAGGCGCAGGCAGCCCAGGCCGAGCTCGACAAGGCCGCGTAACCGATGGTCGCGGGGCATCTCCCCTGCCCGTCGAACGTCGACACGCTGGTGCTGGCCGCCACGACGACCGGTTCGGCCACTGCGGGTCTTGCGGGCCGGTCTCTGACGCTTTACAACCCGTCCGCCCAGGGGATCTACATCGGCGGCGACACCAACCTCGACTCGTCGAACGGCTTCCTGTTGGCGGTCGGGAGCGCACCGATCACGTTGCAGCTCGGGCCCGGCGATGCGGTGTACGCGCGCGGCGTCACGAGCACACCCACTTTGCAGTTTCTGTCGACGGAGGCCTGAGCGATGGCTGACGGCTTCTACGAAGGCCCGGTCTGCTACCAGGACGGCTGGCACTGGACGGTCGTTGCTGGCCCTGACGGCATGGATGTACCGGGGGAGCGTCTGCATCTTGAGGACGACGCGGACAGCGGCGCAAGCCGCTACCGGCTCGCGACCGACGACGATGTTCGTTCCTGGCATGAGCGCAAGCACGTCCGGTTCGCGACCGTCGAGATGGAGGACGGCTCCACGACCCGGGTGACGGCCGAGGAGAACGCCGTGATCCAGAAGGTGCTGGCCGAGATGAGGGGCGAGTGATGGACGTCGCGCTCGACCAGGTCGTCTGGCGCGACATGGCGGGTCGCCGGATGCGGCTGTCGTTCGCCGGCGGCGTGATCACCGCGCGCCCGTGGCGGCGCGGCCTGCGCGACTGGGTCGTCTTCGCGTCCGGGAAGGCCAACTATTACATCAGCAAGCTTCTGAATCAGTTCTGGAACGCTGCCGCCTACTCGTTCCCGGGAACGCTCTACGCGGCGCTCTGGACGTCCGCTCTGAACGCTGCCTCGACGGGCGCGACATCGGGTGAGGCGTCCTACACCGGCTACGCGCGCGTAGCTATCACTGCGAACACGACGAATTTCCCGACGTCGAGCGGCGGCTCGAACATTCAGAACGCGACCGCGATCACGTTCCCGGCGAACGCGGGTGTGCTGAACACCTGTACGTTCTTCGCGATCCTGGATGCAGCCACGACGGGCAACCTGCTCTATTGGGGCTCGATCTCGTCGACGGCGGTCAATCCGGGCGACACTCCGCAGGTCGCGGTCAACGGTCTGACGGCATCGGAGGCATGATGAGAGGCGTACTCCTCAACCCGCACACTGGGCGTCCTGTGTCGCTCGACCTGGTCGACCCGGATCTCGTCGATCGTCTCCCGCCGCACATTCTGGCGAACCTTGCGGAGTCGCGGATGCGTCCGTGGTGGGAGCAGCCGCGCGCGACGAAGCAGGGCTTCAACGAGATCCTGGTGTCGGACATCGCTGACGGAACGCAGATCTTGAACTCGACCGCCGAGGCGATCATCTGCCCGGACTACGTCTTCTCCGGAAACGACCCGCACATCTACCCGGGTGCGACGTTCAACTGTGTCTGCTACGGCGACGTCTCGTTCGTGATCACGACACCGGGGACGATCACCTGGCGTGTCCGTTGGGGCGGTGTCTCCGGAACGGTTCTGGCAGCCACAGGCGCCTACGCACCGGACCCGACGGCCGCACTGGCGAACCGTTCCTACCGGCTCGAGTTCGACCTGATTTGGCGGACGATCGGGGCGGCCGGGTCTGCGTTCGTGATGGGCCAGTGGGGGGTCAACGACTACGACGACGCCTCGGCTTCGACGCTGCAGGGCAACCTGAACATGAACTATTTCGGCTCGGCGGGCGCTAACACGCCGGCTGTCGTGTCGTCGCTGGATACGACGACGGCGAAGAACCTGAGCGTGACCGCCCAGTTCTCGGTCAGCACGGCGACGACGCAGCTCACCAATCATCTCAGACGGCTTAGCTGTCTGAACTGAGGCCCGGCCGATGCCGAGCTACATGGTGGGCGCGATCACGGCTCCGGCTGTTCCCGCCTCGACGGTGGCGTACACGAACAAGTTCGGTTTCGCCTGCATGTGCACGATCTATGGTGGGACGGTGACGGTGATCGCGATCGACGGGGTGACGGTCGGTCTGATCGCGGGGGCGTTCGTGGTGCCGTCTGGGTCGACTGTGGCGATCACGTATGCGGTCGCTCCGACGTGGACGTGGTTCGGTTTGGGCTAGGCAGTAATGCCGGGCCCGAACACTCCTGCACTGCCTGGTTTTTTCATCGGCCCTCCGACGCCGTTTCGGCCGGTCGATGTGTACGGAACGCCGAAGTCCGCCGCGGGCGTGCAGGGCGCATCGCCCCTCCAGACCACGGCGCGGTACGTCCGCAAGACCGGCTCCGACGCGAATGGCGGCACGTCCCCGGCGGATGCGTGGCTGACGATCAACAAGGCGTTGACGACTGCTTCGCCGGGGACGGTGATCTATGTCGGGGCGGGCACCTACCGGGAGGTGGTGTCGATCACGATCACCCCGACGCCTGGTCTGCCGGTGTCTGTAGTCGCCGACGTGACGGGCCAGTTCACGGGGGACGCAGGCCCGGTGATCCTGACCGCCTATCTGACGAACGACAAGACCGCGCCCTCGGCGACGACGCTGCTGAACCTGAACGGCAAGTCGAACCTGACGTTCCAGAACATCATGTTCGTCGGGGGCAGCGCTACGTTGCTCGTTGGGTCATCGAGCCAAAACATCGTATTTAGAGGATGCTCTTTTCTGGCCGGGTTTACCGGATTGGGGTTGATCGCCCAGGTCATCGTTCCCTATGGGATGCAGGCCAACTGGTTGTTCGACCGCTGTGTATTTCTCGACAGCCGAGCATCTAACGGGTTCCTTACCTACACGCTGACGACAGGCGGCGGGAGCGATTACGACGCGAACATTCTTCACACGAACTGCCAGTTCCTCAACTTCGGTGGTGGAACGGCGATTGCGGTTGTGAACAGCGGCTCCGCTGCGGGAAAGGGCGGAGGCGTCAGAGTGCGAAACAGCACCTCGCTCGGCTCGCTTATTACCACGTCGCCTACAAACATCTCTCTCTCGATCCCTTCGGTTGTCACTGGATGTTTCGTTTATTCCGGACAACTCACCTGTCTGGTCGCCGGTACGAGTGGTCAGATTGTCGAGGACTACAATCTCTTTGTTTCTAGCTCAGCGCGATCGAACGTCACCGTTGGTACACACTCAGTCAGCGATGGTTCCTACTCACCGCTGCTGCACTTCGGACAGGAAGCTCTTTGGGGCGGCGCTCTACGTCCACTCGGCGAGCCGATGGTCGGGTCGCCGCTGCTCGCGTTCGGCGCACCCGACACCGCCGCCGGTCTGCTCGACCTGCGTCGAGGCCCGCGTCCGTCGACAGCAGCCAAGTGGGACGTCGGCGCGATCCAGCGCGGCAACAACCTCACGAAGGAGACCGGCACCGTCCACACCGGGTCGAACGCGATCTCGCTCGTCGGAGAGGGCTTCCAGGACTTCGACCTCGCCGTCGATGCCGGGGCGCTCACCGTCTCCGTCTACGTCCAGTACGACGGCAGCTACGTCGGGCCGCTCCCCTCCATGCAGATCGTCAACGGCGGACAGGTAGGCGTCGGCGACGTCGAGTTCGCAACCACCACCGCCGCCCTCAACGGCTGGGCCCAGATCCAGATCACGATCAACCCGACCAGCGCAGGCATCGTCACCGTCCGGCTGATCTCACGCGACACCTCCGGGGCCGGACACACCTACTTCGACACCTTCGCCGTCGCCTAAATGGCCTCAGCCGCCAACCCGAACGCGATGGATTACTTCCGCGCCGGGGAGCCGTACGGCGCGTTCGCGGGGAAACAGTCCGAGTTCGAGTTCAACTACTTCCGCGCCGGGGAACCGATGCGCTTCCAGGTTCCCGCCTCGGCCGCGATCGACACGATCACCGTCACGTTCGCAGGCACCTCCGCGCTCACCGTCACCGTCGTCCCCTACCAGATCTTCACCGTCGCACTCGCGGGCACCTCGAGCCTCGCAGCGACGCTCACCGAACTCAACAAGTTCACCGTCACGCTGACAGGGCAAAGCACGCTCGCGGCCACCCTGACGCCGCTACAGCGGATCACAGCGACCCTGGCCGGTACGAGCACCCTGACGGCGACGCTCACCCCGTTCCAGCGGATCATCGCGACGCTCACGGGCACGTCGAGCCTGACCGCGGCGCTCAGCGAACTGCACCGGATCGACGTGTCGCTCGCCGGAACCTCCGCGCTGACGGCATCCCTGACGGAGTTCCAGGAGATCACGGCGGTGCTCGCAGGGACGAGCAGCCTCACGGCCAGCCTCACCCCGTTCCAGTTCATCTCCCCAATCCTGGCCGGGACGAGCACGCTCGCGGCCACCCTGACCGAACTGCAACTGATCACGGCCGTCCTCGCGGGCGCGAGCGCTCTCACCGCGTCGCTGACCGAGTACCAGCAGATCCTCGTCGCGCTGACCGGCTCGAGCGCACTCAGCGCCGCGGTCGGGGAGACCGTCCCGGTCGTCGTCGTCCTCGCAGGCACCAGCGCGCTCGCGGTGACGCTGACGATCCCGCGGCTGATCGTCGTCAACATCGCCGGCGTCAGCTCGCTCACCGCAACACTCACGCGGTTCATCCCGCTCTACCTGACCGTCGGCTACCCGCTCTCGTTCTGGTACGCCGGACGGCCGAGCGCGGTCACCGCCGCCGACGCGCCAGGCGGGGACTGGCATCCCGGAACCCCGCAGGCCGATATTTCGGTAGCCGAACCCGACGACGCCTGGCTGATCGGAGCCCCGAAATGACCGCGACCCTCACCGACCTTCAGATCAGCGTCAAGTCGCAGCAGTACGTGCGCGTCCCCGTCAGCGAAGCATCCGGCGCAGAGGAGACCGGCGACGGCGTCACGATGGGCTTCCCGACGACCGGCACCGACCCGACGACGTTCTACACCGCCGACTGGGTCACCCTCGACGGCACCTTCTACGCCCGCTGCCTCGTCGGCCCCACCGGCGCCGCGACCCTCCCCGTCGGCTACTACGACGTCTACGTGAAGGTGTCCGACAGCCCCGAGACTCCCGTCCTGCTCGCAGGCACCCTGGAGGTGTTCTAGCTGTGCGGCTAACCGACCAGGCGAAGTTGCGCGGGTATCACTCCGGAGCTTCTTCGGCTGTTGCAGAGGCGGTGGGCAAGAGCCACATTTACGCGAGTGTGGTCCCCACCCTTCGACAGCGGAATCAGGTGGTCCATCGACCAGTTCTCCTGCGTCACACGCCCGGCGCAGAGATGACACCGCCAGCCATCGCGCACGGCGATCTCTTTCAGGGAGAAATGCTCAACTACAGGAGCGTTCTTCTTGCGTGCACGGTGCCGACGATGCGCCTCATTGTCCCATCGCCTGACCTTCTCCGGGTTCTTCGCCTCGTAACGGTCAAGAATGGCCTTTGCGCGTTCGGGGTTCTTCTTGCGCCACGCCGCAACACTCGCTCGAGTTCTCGCCCGCGCCGCTTCTGGATCAGCAGCGCGCCGAGCGCGCACCCGCGCGCGTTCTTTCTCTGGGTCATCGGCGTAGGCGCGAGCATTGGCCTCTTTCACGCGTTCTGGATGGCGAGCGCGGTATCTAGCATTCGCCGCCCGACTACGTCGGCGGCGCTCCAGAACGCTAGGTGGAAGCGCTGCGTCAGCTACTGGATCCGCCCTCGGCAAGCTATAAGGAGTTTACCTTGTGGTCCTATGATCTGAACAACCTCGCGACATCCGAGAAGGACCAGGTCCGGATGGAGATCTCCGACACCGACCAGCGCAACCAGTTGCTGCAGGACGAGGAGATCGAGCAGGCGATCAGCGTCGAGGCGAACTTCTGGGGGGCCGTCGCGCGCTGCTGCGAGATCATCTCCCGCCAGTTCCTCCGCAAAGCCGACGTCAGGCTCGGACGCGCGATGATGATCACCTACACGAAGCAGGCCGAGCAGTACCTGGCGATGGCGCAGAAGGTGCGTGCGAAAGCGCTCGGCACCCAGATCCCGTACGCGGGCGGCATCTACATCGCCGACAAGGTCGCGATCGCCCAGAACACCGGCCTGGTCGCCCCCGCCTTCGTGCGCAACATGATTCAGAACCCGTGGACGGGCGGCTACTCGCCGGACGCGCTCCCGCCGACGTCGCTCGCATCGGACGACCCAGGCTTCGTCTTCGGCGGCTAGATGGCGATCTCGCTTCCGCCCGAGATCAAGGAACTGATGACGGTCACCGTCACCTGGGAGAAGTTCCAGGGATTCGACGAGTACGCCCAGCCGAAAGCCTACGGCCCCGCCGTCGAGTTGCGCTGCTGGATCGAGCCGCACCTCTCAACGACGGCGAGCGGCGAGACCGTCACCCGCACCCGTGACGGCACCGTCGTCGACCCCGACTTCGACCTGTACTTCGACGGCGACGACACCCAGGCCCAGCAGATCAGGCTCTGGGATCGCTTCACCGTCGGCGGCGTCGGGAGCGAAGGCCGCCAACTGCAGGCGCTCGCGGTGTCACCGATGTACGGGCCTCCGTTCGACAACCGCAACCCGTGGCTGATCGTGGTCGCTCTCTGATGGCCGGAGAGTTCAGCGCGGCCGGACACGCCCTCATCAAGGAACTCGGGGCGCTCCTGGAGAAGGGCGCACACGAGGTCATGGCCGAGGCCGACTACCTGATCCCGAAGGACACCGAGACCGCGCGCGAGTCGCACCGGATCTTCCCGGTCGTGAACGACGGCGCCACCATCCAGGTGACGTTCGGCTACGGGTTCGGCGGGGCGCGCAACCCGAAGACCGGCAACCCGATCGACGAGTACATCGTGCCGCTCCACGAGATCCTCGAGGCCCGCCACGATCCGCCGACACAGGCGAAGTTCCTCGAGCAGCCGCTGTTCGCGTACGCCGGGCACATGGGCCGAGACATCTCGGCCGAGCTGCGGATCGAATGGGGAAAGCGGCTGTGACAGCGCTGTCGCTCGGGGCAGAGATCGCGACCTACCTCGCCTCCCAGTCGCCGCTTTCGGACGGCACCACGCTGATCTTCAGCGACGCCGGCACGAAGAACCTGTTCGTCGCCGGGGTGCCCGACACAGCCCAGACGCCCGAGTTGGCGGCGTGGATCTTGGAAAACCCCGGCATGTCGCCCGTCAACACGCTCGTCGGCGCAGGCGCTCCCGACGCGAAAATGGACAGGCCGAACATCCAGGTGCGGGTGCGCGCCCCCTCCGGCGGCTACGTGACCGGTAACGCGCTGATCAACGCGATCTACGGGGCGCTGCAGAACGTCGGCGAGCAGATCCTGAACCCGCCGAACGGCGCGTTCTTCCACCTGATCAACGCGCTGCAAAGCCCCGGATACCTCGCACGCGACGAGCTCGAACGGCACAACTGGTCGCTGAACCTCGCGATCATCTGGAACAACGACCAGCGCTGAGCGATACCCCCGCGCGTACAGGGCGGTTCCGGCCACCACGGCGGCGGCGTCTCATAGCACCTCGCTACCCAGGGGGGTAACGGAATGGCCTACTCAGGCGCTCTCGCGGGCACCTTTGGTTCCTTCAGCATCCCGGGCACGCCGAACGCGCCCGTCGGAGGCTTGAACAACTGGTCGATCACGACGACCGCCGGCAACTACGACGCCTCGGTGCTCGGCGACACCTGGCGCGAGTTCGTGTCCGGACTCAAGGGCTGGAGCGGATCCCTGACGGGGTTCTACGCGCTCGTCAGCGACACGACCGGCCAGCGGGTGCTCTACAACGCGCTGATCAACAACCTGCCGATGATCGGCGTCTTCCAGACCGTGCAGGGCGGCGGCTCGTTCGAGGGCACCTTCCACGTCGTCTCCTCGGCGGTCTCGAACCCCGTCGACGGGCTGATCACGATCAACTTCGACTTCCAGGGCACCGGGTCACTCCAGGTCCTCGACTAGAACGTGCATCGCTTCGACGGCCAGAACGCCGTCGTCTACTCGATCGGCAGCCCGTTTCGTTTCGACGGGTTGCCGCTCGCGGACTGCGGTGACGGGTTTGACTGGTGCGCGGCGGACGACTCGCTGCGCTACTGGCTCGCGGACGGACTCACGTTCGACGTCTGGGAGCACGGCCGCTGGTCTCCGATCCGCGCGCGCACAGTCGAGGCGTCCGTCGGCAGGGCCAGCTTCGACCGGTGCCTCCGCGGCTTGTCCGTCCGTGCCGTCGGGATGGCTCTCCCCACCTCGGAGATCGCGACGTCGGAGCAGTGGCAACTCGCGCAGGAAGTGCTCGTCAACAAAGACCCGGCCGCTCTCCGAGTCACCGCCGGTCAGGCGCGCGCGCGCCTGACGGGGCTGCGCGAGTCGACCTGGGACGGTCTCGCGGTTGTAGGGCGTGTGCTCACCGTGTTACCGTCGGCCACGGCCGGCGCGTTCGTGGGGCTCGGAGAGCTCGTACGGGACGCCGTCGGCGTCACCGTCCTGTTCGACGAGCAAGGAGTGTCGTATGCCCCCCGTTGACAAGCCCCTGGCTGCCGTGGTTCCCTCCGATCCGCAGTTCGCGTCGAAAGACGACTGGTTCAACGCCGCCGGCAAGCTGAAAGAGGCCACGCTCGAGGTCGAAGGGATCGGTCTGCTGCTGTTGTCGGAGATCTCCGGCACCGCGCGCGCGCAGATCGTGTCGAAGCAGTCCGCCGGTCTGCTCGCCGACGCGAAACAGATCGACGCGCTCGCCTACCAGAAGGCGCTCCTGCTGGCCGGAGTGATCGACGGCTCGTCGCCCGAGGGCGCACGGGTGCCGCTGTTCAGCACAGCCGACATCGACCGGGTGATGACGCTCGGCGGCCAGAAGATCGCGAAGATCGTCGACAAGATCGAGGAGCTCTCCGCGCTCGGCTCGCACCAGGGCAGGGCTGAGGAAAACTCGCCCGCAACCCCGAGCGTCAGTGGCATTTCCGGATAGCTGAGATGCTCGGGATGGGCGTAGCCGAGATGCTGGAACGGCTCGGCTCGTCCGAGATCGCCGAGTGGATCTCCCGCCTCGATCACCGCGACAAGGCCGAGGCGGAAGCGATCTCGGCTGCCAAGCGGGGCGCCGCACCGACGACGTTCCGGGGGGCGTGAGCGGCTATCGAGGTAGCGGTTCTCACCGCGTCGCTCCAGATCGAGATCGCTGCGGCGCAGCGTAACCTCGCGTCGATCGACGCCCTCGTCGCACAGGCGCGCGAGCATCTGCGGGCGCTGGAAGGGCAGGCACGGTTCACCGATGAGGCGTTGAAGAGCATCAAGGCGACGCCGCAGCAGGCCGTCGAGACGAAGTCCGTGCTCGACTCGATGGAGCGCTCCCTGTCGTCTGTCTCGCGCAAGGCCATCGAGGCAGACCGCCAGATCAACGAGGTGAAGCTCCGCGCGGCGGCGGCGGCGGAGACGGCCGCGAACGCGGAGATCGAGAAGCGGGCCCTGAAGTCCGTCGAGGATCAGGCGATCAAGACCAGGGTCGCGACCGGAGGAGGCGGCGACCGAGGCAGCTTCGCGGGGACAGGCCTGATTGGCGGCATCCTGCCGGGTGGGCGGCGCGCGAGCGCCGGTGCCGTCACGACTGCGATCGGCCTGGGGCTCGCTGCAGC